GATTTTTTAATAAAATATTCAAATTCATTACCTCAAGTAAAATCAAATCCTACTAAAAGACGTCCAGACAATTCATTGTGTTTTATGGTAAATAGTGATAACTAATTTAAATTTAATAAATAAATTGATTGGTCTATATTAGCCAACATTTCGTCAATTATGTTCTGTAATTCGGAAGCTTTATTGACACCTGTTCTTATTTTTTTAATATTATCGTGTTGTGCTTGGAGATATTCAATAATATTTTGACAATTGCTAGTAGCCGTTGTATTGATTGTAAAAACTGGTATAGGTTGTAGTTTATATTTACCGATATAGGCTTCTATGAATTTGTCAATATTGTCGGATAAAGCTGAATGTAATTTATCTAAAGCTACATGGGCAGAATAAGTCTTAACAGACCAATGAAATAATTTGATTTGTGTCAATAATCCTAAAAAATATTCACTATAAATATGCATGGTTTATATTAATATAAAATATAAATATTAAAGATAAAATAATGTCAATCGAAGATATAAATTATTTGCGTGAAAATAGTATCAAACAAACTATAGTTATTCTTATTGACAGTAAAAATAGAGATTTCGAATTATATCCTGACCCCAGTAATTATGTCGTTAATTTCAATGTTCCTTTTAAAAATGTTATAGGTTTTGATATTATTGACACTAGTATTCCTAGAACTATGTATTCAATCGATAAATATAATAACACTCTTTATTATTATATTCATACAGATACGACAACAACTTTAGATGATTTTATAAATAATGAAATTGATGTCGATGCTGTCAATTATGACCCTACTTATAACGGTAAGTTCAAGGTTTTTAATATGTCTTATGCTGATTATTCATTACCGACATTTGTAATTCATTTTAATGACGAAATTAAAAATTCTATAAATGACAGTAATGTAGAATTAAAAGCGGCTGGATTAACTGACCCTACTGAATTAACAGATACCATTCAATTTACATGTACTCACCCATTCGTTTTTAATATGTATGATAGCACATTGGCGGAAACTTTAGGTTTCAATATGCTAATAAAAAAAGAAGACCATAATATTAAATATTCTTATTACAATAAATTAACAGTTAAAAAACCGATTGATACAAATGATGCTAATGAAATTAAATATAGCAATATAATGCAATCTATGCGATTGTATGCGAGTTTTTATGATGATAATTATTATACTCCAAAAATGCGAAATAGAATTATTGGACCTGGTATGGTTTGTTTTACTGGTGAAAAATATATAATTATGAGGTCGCCCGAAATCGAAGAACACGCTTTTGGGTCTATGGCTTATACTAATAATAATTTAGGTATAGCTAAATTTCGTACGAATAGTTTAGGTTTTAATGATGAAAAATTGTATATTACAAAAATTCCAATTAGAGAATTTCATCCTATTGGGAAATTATCTAAATTAACATTAAAATTCGAAACGGCTGATAGAAATTTATATGATTTTAAAGGAGTAAATCATAATATAACATTGGCTGTTTATTATTATGAACCCAAATTCAAACATCTAAATTTCAATTCAATATTAAATCCTAATTATACCAATAATTTTAATAATTATAAATATACAAATGATGAACAGGAAATAATTAATGAAAATGATGAAGATGAAGACGACTTAGTCGATAATTTAAATGAAAATTTTTCAAGAGATAATATTGATATCTATAGAAAAATGGAACAAAAATATAATTATGGACTTTAAACCATATTCTTCTTTAATTCTTGAATGTATTTAAGAATATTATCTAAATTTTCTCGCGTAAAAGTTCCATCATCTATCATTTTTTGCATATCAGCGTCTGTTAATTTACCTTCGTTCAATTGTGTTAATATCTTTGCATCAAAAGATTTTAAAGATTTGACTGTTCCTTTTGTTTTTTCTGCATCTGCATCAGGTTCTGGTTTAGGGTCTTCTGCTTTTGTTGTGGCTGCTGCTTCTGGAGTTGCAGTTGTTGCATCGGCATCAGTGAATTTTTCTACATATTTATGAAATTGACATCCGAATAAAATAATGAATAATATAGATAATGCTAATACTAAAGATATTAAATTTAATATATTATCATAATAGCCCATTTAAAAGTTCTCTTTCTGTATTTATTATAAGATTTTAAAAAAAATATTAATTCTTTATTATAGATATATACAAATGACTGAATTAAATATAGCTTATTCATTTAATGGCGGAAACAGTGATTTAGATGATAATTCTGCTATGGATTATCATTCCGAGCAACCACCACAACAACAGCAGCAACAACCGCCACCACCTCCGCCACAACCTCCCCAACTTCAACCACCTCAACAAGCACCAATTTATTATCAACAACAAGCACCGCCTCCGATTAGAAAACCGCCTCAACAATATCAGACAGTTCCTCAATATTCGTTTTGGGATAGAATGATGTTATCTCGAAATGATGTATTTAAATTAATATTATTAGCATTTGTAGTTGTATTAGGTATATCAATTGAAAAATTAGGCAGTCATTATATAAATACTTATTTGACAGATAATATTCTATCACCAATACAAGAATTTATCGTTCGTTTAAGTTATCCATTACTAATATTTATATTTTTATGGATAATTAAATCTTTATAAAATAGATATTATTAAATGAATTTAAAAGCATTATACGAGTATATTAAACCACTTGTTGATATTTATTTTTATAAATATTTTGGTGAAAAACGTGATTTTGTTCTTAATATGATACATCTTCTAGATATAAAAGCAACTCCCGACAATCAGGAAACCCCCGATAATTGCGAATTAATTAATAAAATCTATTATTATGTATTGCTTACTGTATTTTTATTATTAATAATATGGATTTTATATGATACATTCCAAAAAAATTATAAAACTTTGGCATATAAAATAGGTCTATTAGTTAAAGACCAAATACGACTAAGAGACGTCCTAGAATTCAAACAACTTGAAAATATTATTTATTTCACCGAAAATTTTTCTTTAAATATAGATTTGATTATGTATTTATTATTCATCGTAATAATATTATATATTGCCTATAGATTTCAGTATAAATTAGAAATTGATGATGTATATAAGGAATTTAATTTATTATTGCCTGTTTTATTGGTAATGTTGGTTTTGGGAATTGTTTATTTTATTTATAATTATACGTTCTTGAATTTATTATCACGGAGAACCCATAATTTAAAAGATGTTATTTATAAGAACATCAATAAAGAATTCATAAACAAAATATGCAATTATAGCGAAAAGAAGAATAAATTCGATGATTATTTTCAAGAAGGTAAATGTAATGATATAAAATATAATTTCAATCAGAACAAATTATTTATATATATATCTAGTGTTATTAATGAAGCTTATAATACGGACAATGCTATTACATTAGAAAAATTTAAGACAATGAAAGATAAGAACGGTGTCTTGTATAAAGATAAATTGAGTTCTGTTTTTTATACCTTCATTTTAATTCGATATTATGTTGATAATAATTTATTGGATGATGCTAAAGACCTGTTTTCAACACATAACTTAGGTTCATATATAACCCGTATAAATCCAATATTATCATTAAATTACGATTCACTTATTTTCAATTCTGTTAATACCCTAAATTATGAAATGCCCAAAATGAAAAAAGCATTCAATAACAATAAAGACATATATAATTACATCTATAATGATTTTTATAATAATAATTCTATTATACAAGAATTGATTGTCGATATATATAACATCTGTAAATATAAAATGATATCATTATATGATTATTACTTATTAAACGGTATAATAATTTTTTGTGTCATTATTTACTATTTCTTTAAATATTATTTTAAAAAATAAATATTTACAAATTAAAGAAGATAGAATAATTACAATGAGACGATTATTTGGAAGTAAAAAACCAGAAGAAGCAGCTCAGTCAGAAGGACAGATAGTACAAGCTGAAGGAGCAGACGACTCAGTAAGAGCTGATGGACAACCTAATAAACCTCCTTCTTTATTTAAACGTATTCGAAATAGTGTAACAGCTTTAGCTAGTAACACAGGACAAGTTGTTGAAAGAGCTAAAGCAAAAGGAGAAAGTTTAAGAGATGAAGGTGAAACATCTCAATTACCACAACTACTTGAAAAACCTGTTATTAAAAATAAAGAACTTTCACAAATAGTAGAAGAATTTAAATCTATTATTAGTGCTAAAAAAAAAGGATATGCAATAAATACTGAACAACAAAAAAAATATGATGATATCGAAGATAGAATAGAAACATTCTATTCTAAGTATGTTGATCCTAAAGACCAAAATGAGACATTAGGCCAAGAAATAAAAGACGCATATGATTATATAGAAACTTTAAAAAGTCAAGCGAATGAGCAAATTATATCTAAAACGGATGACCTAAATACTATCATAAACACTAAAAAGACTGTTATTGAATTTAAACGAATTGCTGATATATGTAAAATGCTAATTATGATATTAGTTGTTATTTGTATATTTTTAACATTAATAACATTGATTATATCTTTTATTAATGTTATCAATTTATGTATAAAATTATTATCAAGTATTGTTGCATTATTTTATAATTCAGTAATAACTAATAATCAAAGTATTAGCTATTCGGCAAAAGAAATAATCAAATGCACCAAAAACAATTTTAAATATGATATATTCAACATTCTAAATGAACAACTCACATCATTGAGCGTTTTTAATACGGCTATTTATATTATTTATATTTTGTTGTTTTATGTCATATTATTTATTTTAGCAATGATTTTTGTTAATATTTATCAATATACACACGTATTAAATGGCGGATTGAAAGATATTGACCCCAAATTCCAATTATTGACAATTGTAGGTATGGTTTTTGGCTGTAGTTTAATACATCTTTTGATATATAAATTTTTATTCAGAAATCTTTCTTTCAATAAATTCAAAGATATCAATAATTATGAAGTCAATATTGATAATGTAATTGCTTTAAATCTATCGCCAATAAATAAAGAATATGATAATGATTTCTTTGACCTTATGGCAGATAGCACAAAACGAGCAGAAATTGATAATATGTTCAGTAAAATGGTTCTAGACATTGAACAACCTTCTACTAATTTGTCTAAATATCTGTTGATGTATGATTTATATATGTATTTTGATGAGTATGTATATATGAATGATGTTGTAAAAGAGGAATTGAGAAAATATTTTAAATTGTCCGAAGAAAAATCAGATAAAACTCT